ACCACATCGTGGTGCGTAATGCGGTGCAAATCCGCACGTTCGTCACGAATAAACTCATTTTGGAGTCCTCCAACCCTGACGCGAGGGTGCGGATCAGGGCTTTGGAGTTGCTTGGCAAGATCTCTGACGTCGGTTTGTTCACGGAACGCTCGGAAGTGACGGTCAACAACCGGTCTACGGACGACCTGAAGTTGTCTTTGCGGGAAAAACTGGAGATTTTGCGCTCCAGGAACCGTGCGGACGTCGTGGACGTCGTGGCCACGGACGATGTCCAGAATTTGGACACCCTTGAACCCGAAACGGCCCCTTCAGGCTCACTTTTGGACGTGGTGGACGCAGAATTTGGGGATCTAGGCACGGAAACACCCCCTGCGGACGCCCAAAACAGCGCCGATCCCGAATAAATGACCGGCCAGACCCCAACTTCGGACTTTGCAGACCTCTCTGACGAGGACATCGACCTTTTGGTCGAGAACCTGGACGACTTTGACGAAACAGAGCAGCAAGAGATCATGCAGGTGGCCGAAGCCCTGGCTGATCGGCGCATGGCGGCACGCTGCCGGGACGACCTCATTGAGTTTTGCAAGGCGATGCAGCCAGACTACAAGGTGGGCAAGCACCACCGGATACTGGCCAACATCTTGATGGACGTGGCCGAGGGTAAGAAGGACCGAGTGTGCGTGAACATCCCGCCCCGGCACGGTAAGTCCCAACTTGTCTCTATATATTTCCCGGCTTGGTTCATCGGGAAGTACCCGAATAAGAAGGTGCTGATGGTCAGCCACACGGCTGACTTGGCAACCGACTTTGGACGCAAGGTGCGAAACATCATCGACACCGAAGCCTACAGAAAGATCTTTCCAACTGTCTCTCTGGCCATCGACTCCAAGAGCGCAGGGCGGTGGAACACCAACGTGGGCGGCGAGTACTACGCCTGCGGCGTGGGCTCCGCCTTGGCCGGACGGGGTGCCGACCTTCTCCTGGTAGACGACCCGCACAACGAACAGGACATCATCAACGGTAACTTTGATGTGTTCGACAAGGCGTACGAGTGGTTTACCTATGGTGCACGTACCCGCTTGATGCCCGGTGGCCGTGTGGCCATCATCCAGACCCGGTGGCACTTGAGCGACCTCACGGGGCGCGTTACCAAGGACATGGCGCAGAACGCGGAGGCCGACCAGTACGAGGTGGTCGAGTTCCCGGCGGTGTTTGATGGCAAGGACGGCTCGCAGCGGGCGCTGTGGCCAGAGTTCTACGACATCCCCGCACTCATGCGGACCAAGGCGTCAATGCCACTGTTTCAGTGGAACGCCCAGTATCAGCAGAATCCGACAGCCGAGGAGGCATCGGTCGTCAAGCGGGAGTGGTGGAACGAGTGGATACAGGAAGACCCGCCCGAGTGCGAGTACGTGATCATGTCCCTGGACGCCGCAGCCGAGACAAACAACCGGGCCGACTACACGGCGCTGACAACCTGGGGGGTGTTCTTCAACGAGGAGGGCACCGGACCGGGGGCTAACACCTATAACATCATCCTGCTCAACTCTATAAAGAAGCGCCTGGAGTTCCCCGAACTCAAGAAACTTGCGCTGGAAGAATACAAAGAGTGGGAGCCCGATGCGTTCATCGTGGAGAAGAAGTCCTCGGGAACGGCGCTATATCAAGAGATGCGACGGATGGGCCTGCCGGTGCAGGAGTACACACCTCACCGGGGTAGCGGAGATAAGTTGGCACGTCTAAACTCCGTTGCAGACATTGTGCAGTCTGGGCTGTGCTGGGTTCCACAAACCCGGTGGGCCGAAGAAGTCGTGGAGGAGATCGCGGGATTTCCGTTTATGAGCAACGACGACTTGGTGGACTCCACAGTGATGGCTCTCATGCGGTTTCGTCAGGGCGGCTTCATTCGCTTGCCTACCGACGAGAAGGATGAGGTTCGCTACTTCAAAAGTCCGCGTAGGGCTGGGTATTACTGAGGATTCACATGGCTACAAACATCGACAAGGGCTTGATGCCTATCAGTCCAGAAGATCTTATGGGTATCCCCGGGGATGAGCCCGCGTTGGAGATCGAGATCGAGGATCCAGAGAGCGTGAGTATTCGCGCAGGCGACATAGAGATCGAACTGGAGCCCGGCGGTGAGTCCGACGAGGGTATCAAGGACTTTGATGCCAACCTTGCCGAGCACATGGATGAGGGCGCTCTGGAGTCGCTTGCTTCGGAGTTGATTGGCCTGATTGACGCCGACATCAGCAGTCGCAAGGACTGGTCGGACATGTACGTCAAGGGGTTGGAAGTCTTGGGGATGAAGTACGAAGAGCGTGCCGAGCCTTGGCTTGGTGCGTGTGGCGTGTACTCGCCCATCCTCACGGAAGCGGCCATCCGGTTCCAGTCGGAGATGATCACCGAGACATTCCCGGCTCAAGGTCCGGTCAAGACCCAGATTATTGGTGAGGTCACCCGTGAGAATGAGGATGCTGCTGAGCGGGTTCGTGACGACATGAACTACCGGCTAACCGACGAGATGATCGAGTACCGGCCTGAGCACGAGCGCATGCTCTATAACTTGGGCCTCTCGGGTGCAGCGTTCAAGAAGGTGTACTACGACCCGACGATGGGTCGGCAGACTGCTCCGTTCATACCGGCAGAAGACATCATCATGCCGTACGGTGCACCCAACGTGTACAAGGCCGAGCGTGTGGCTCACGTCATGCGCAAGACTGAGAATGACTTGAAGAGGCTGATGGCCGCAGGGTTCTACCGGGAGGTAGAACTGGGCGAGCCGGTGCGAATCTTCACCGACATCGAGAAGAAGAAAGCCGAGGAGGGCGGCTATACCCTGACAGACGATGACCGGTACCAAGTGCTGGAAGTGCACGTGGACTGGTTGATTGAGAGTGACCCCCTCAAGAGCGAAGATGAGTTGGCGCTTCCGTATGTGATCACGGTGGACCGAGGCTCATCAAAAGTCCTAGCAATCCGCCGTAACTGGGAGGAAGGCGATGAGCGATACCTCAAGCGACAGCACTTCGTTCAGTACACTTATATCCCTGGCTTTGGTGCTTACGGCCTTGGCTACATTCATATTATTGGTGGTTATGCTCGTGCAGGGACCGCGATTATTCGCCAGTTGGTTGACGCAGGCACGCTCAGTAACCTCCCTGGAGGTCTCAAAACCAGAGGGCTCCGAGTCAAGGGTGACGACACCCCCATCGCCCCCGGCGAGTTCCGCGATGTAGATGTTCCGTCCGGGTCTATCCGCGACAACATCATGCACCTGCCCTACAAGGAACCGAGTCAGGTTCTGGCAGGGTTGCTAGAGAAGATTACCGAAGACGGGCGTCGTCTGGCGGCTATTGCTGATCTGAAGGTCAGCGACATGTCAGCGCAAGCCCCGGTGGGCACCACACTGGCCATTCTTGAACGTCAGTTGAAAACCATGTCTGCTGTTCAGGCGCGGGTACACGCAAGCCTGAAGATGGAGTTCCGTCTGCTCAAGCAGATCATCCGGGACTACATGCCGTCGGATTATTCCTACGTCCCCGTAGGAGGAGACCGCGCAGCCAAGCAGACTGACTACGACATGGTGGAGGTCATCCCGGTGTCGGATCCCAATGCGTCCACGATGGCGCAGCGGATCATGCAGTACCAAGCCGCTCTCCAGTTGGCTCAAGGTGCGCCGCAGATTTACGACCTGCCTCAGTTGCATCGTCAGATGCTGGAGGTCTTGGGCGTGAAGAACGCCGAGAAGTTGGTGCCGGTTGAAGAAGACCAGAAGCCTCGTGATCCGATCAGCGAGAACATGAGTTTCCTCACGGGCAAGCCCACCAAAGCGTTTATCTATCAGGATCATCAGGCCCACATTGCCACCCACATGTCGCTGCTCCAAGACCCGATGGTGGCTCAGATGATCGGGCAGTCCCCGATGGCCCAACAGATGGGCGCAGCCATCATGGCCCACGTCGCAGAGCACATGGCGTTTGCTTATCGTCAGCAGATCGAGGAGCAACTTGGCGTGCAGATGACGCCACCCGATGCAGAGTTGGACGAGGATACGGAAGTGCAGATTTCTCGTCTGGTGGCCCAGGCAGCACAACAACTGCTCCAGAGCAACGTCCAGAAGGCACAGCAGGCTCAGGCTCAACAGATGGCCCAGAACCCGCAGTTGCAGATGGCGCAACAGGAACTTGCCCTCAAGGCAGAAGAACTCAAGCGCAAGGAAGCCGACAGTCAGCGCGACTTCCAGATTGCGCAGGAGAAGATCCGTTTGGAGCGCGAGCGCATCGCCGTTGAGATGCAGAAGGAGCAGATGCGTCAGGCCAGTCAGGCCCGTCAGAACGACAAGCGTTTGCGTGCTGACATGATCAAGTCGGTGATGAAGCCTAAGCAAGTACCAAAACAGTGAGGTGAGATATGGCAACCACTGCGTTTTCCGTGGTATTGAAAGACATTGAGGACACTCGGGAAACCATCGCCCGAGCCCTTATAGATGGTGCGGCTCGGGACTATGCCGAGTACCGCAGTATGTGTGGTGAGGTCCGGGGTCTCTCTACCGCACACATGTTTATCACCGACCTCGTGCGAAAGATGGAGCAATCTGAAGATGAGTGAAATCCTCCTGAGTACCGGAGAAGATGCAGTGCCGACCACCTTGCCCGAGACGGCAGAGGAAAAGGCCAAGCAACTTCCCGATCCCGCAACCTACCACCTGCTCTGTGCGCTACCAGAGATCGAGAGGGAGTATGAGAGTGGGATTGTCAAGTCAGGGCAGACCATGCACTTTGAAGAAGTCATGTCCCCTGTACTGTTTGTGATGAAGATGGGGCCGGACGCATACGCGGATAAAACCCGTTTCCCCAGTGGACCCTCGTGTAAACCGGGCGACTTTGTCCTGGTGCGCCCCAACACGGGCACCCGCGTGAAGATTCACGGCAGGGAGTTCCGCATCATCAACGACGACAGCGTGGAAGCCGTGGTGCAAGACCCGCGTGGCATCTCACGTGCATAAGGAGGTAAATCATGCCGCTTGACCAAGAAGCATTTAAGTTCCCGGACGAAAAAGCCGAGGAAAAGAAGCAAGACGAAGTTCAGTTTGAGGTAGAGGGCGAAGGCGAGCCTGAAGTTGAGGTTGTAGACGACACGCCGGAGGCAGACCGGGACCGCCCACCCATGAAAGAGCCTCCCGCAGAGGTAACTGATGAAGAGTTGGCCCAGTATTCAGAAGGGGTCAAGAAGCGGATTCAGCATTTTTCTAAGGGTTATCACGAAGAGCGCCGGGCAAAAGAGGCTGCTTTCCGTGAGCGGGAAGAGGCTGTGCGCCTTGCTCAGCAACTCATGGAGGAGAACAAGAAACTCCAGAGTTCCCAGGGCCAAACCCAACAAGTACTGCTTGAGCAGGCCAAAAAGGTTGTCGAAAACGAACTTACCGACGCCAAGCGTAGGCTCAAGGAAGCCTATGAGGCGGGCGATTCCGACAAGATGCTAGAGGCGCAGGAGGCGTTAACCGCTGCCAAGATTAGGGCAGATCGGGTAAACAATTTTAAGCCTGCCCCTTTACAAGAAGAAAAACCTGCGGTACAACCCGCACCACAACCAGTTCAGCAAGAGCCGGTTCGCGTCGATCCCAAAGCCTCTGCGTGGCAAGAAGCCAATCCGTGGTTTGGTACAGACGACGAAATGACCGCCCTTGCACTGACGGTTCATCGAAAACTTGTGGAAAGTGGGGTAAGTCCAAACAGCGATGAATACTACGACCGCATCAATAACCGGATGCGGCAGGTCTTCCCAGATGCGTTCCCCTCTGAGAAGCCGGTAAAGAAGTCGTCTGTCGTGGCACCTGCGACCCGAAGCACAGCGCCCAAAAAGATCGTGCTGACCAAGTCCCAAGTAAACATCGCCAAGCGGCTCGGACTGACCAATGAGCAGTACGCCCGTGCGGTTGCGGAAGAAATGAGGAAACAAAATGGCTGAGAACCGAATCCCCCGTGATCTGGATACCCGCGCAAAGATGGAGCGTCCCAAGCAGTGGATGCCGCCTGAATTGCTGCCGAGCCCCAACCCCGAGGATGGTTACGAGTTCCGCTGGATCCGTATCAGCACGCTTGGTACTGCTGATCCTGGCCATATTTCCGCAAAACTCCGCGAAGGTTGGGAGCCTGTAAAAGCCTCTGAGCATCCCGAAATCCAGATCATGGCAACTGGGGACAAGCCCCGGTTCCCAGACAGTATCGAGATCGGTGGACTCTTGCTTTGCAAAACACCCAAAGAGTTTGTTGACCAACGCAATGGGTACTATCAGCGCCAAACTGATGGTCAGATGCAGTCGGTTGACAACGCCTTCATGCGCGAGAACGATCCACGGATGCCCGTCTTCAAGGAGCGGCGCTCTGAGGTGAAGTTCGGACGCGGTTAAATCATCTTAGGAGTCCAACATGGCTTACCCCTCTGTTGACGCCGCATACGGTTTCAAGCCGATCAATGAACTG